GGACAAGCGGCAAGAGGCCGCAAGCCAGATGATTGAGTACTCGCGGGTTAATCCTGCCGCATCCGGCATGATTGGCGATCTGATAGCTAAAAATCTTGATTGGCCGGGAGCCGATGAAATAGCGGAAAGATTGAAACCAGCAGGTGAAAATCCACAGATCCAGCAATTACAGCAACAATTGCAACAGATGCAGCAACAGTCAAGCCAAATCCAACAACAAGCGCAGCAGATGGTCGGGCAATTACAGAATCAAGTAGAGCAGTTGAAGCAGGATAAGGTTATCGACGCGAAAAAGGTCGAGATCGATGCTTACAACGCTGAAACCAATCGGTTTAAGGTTTCCCAGGTGGGCATGACACCAGAACAGATTCAGGCGCTGGTAATGCAAACGTTGCAGCAATTATTGCAAACGCCAGACATTACGCCGCAAATGCCATTGAATGGTGCGGAACAACAGATGCAACCAATGCAGCAACCACCAATGCAACAACAACCAGAGGTAATGCAATGAGCGACGAACTGAACTCAGAGGGCAGTTTAGTAGATCCGGCATATGCGGAATCGAACGAACCTGAAGAGAACTTTGAAGATGAAAACACTTCGCCAGAATATGAAGGTGACGATCAGCCAGATGAAGGCCAGGACACGCCCGATGATGACAGTGAGGACATTGAATTCAATGAAAAATCGTACAAACTGCCAAAAGATATCGCTGAGGCTGTTAAGTCAATGCGTAAAGACTACACAGATAAAACGATGTCACTGGCAGAACAAAGAAAGTCATTTGAGCAGCAATCTAGTTTTCATCAACAAAACATTCAGGATGTTGCATCAATTGTAGCTATAAACAATCAGTTAGCAGAGTTTGGTCAATTAGACTGGAACTCGTTAATAGATAATGATCCAGTCATGGCGCAAAAGCTTCAAATGCAGCAGCAGGCATTGACGAATAAGCGTGATGGGCTGGCGCAACAAGTATCACAAAAACAACAGCATATGAACCTTGAGAAGCAGCAATTGAATGCTAAGCAACTCGAGGCAAGCGAGTCTGTATTGAAGCGTGATATTTCGGGATGGTCGCCTGAGTTTGAAACTAAGTTACAAAAGTTTGCGGTAGATAGGTTGGGTTTTGACCTTGATGATATCAAGACAGCCAAGATTGAGCCAAAAGTCTACAAGCTTTTGAATTTAGCTTACATGGGCGATCAGGTATTAAAGAAACAAAAGACTAAACCTGTGATGGAATCGGCCAAGCCGGTTACAGCATTGAAGGGTAAAACTCAGACAACGAACCGTAACCCGGCACAAATGGCAAGCGGCAAGGTTGTCTCCGAGGATTATCTTAAATGGCGCAGGAAAGGCTATTAATCACAATTTATTACAACTCGAGGGATACTTAAAATGACTACTAATACATTTAAGTTCATCGACATGGTGGCATCAGAAGCGCTGGCAATTGCACATGAGCAATCGTCATTGCTGGCAACAGTTGACCGTCAATACGATGAATATTTTGGTAAGGCAGGCGGCAAAATTGGCGATACGCTGAGAGTTCGCAGCCCGAACCAATACAAGATCAGATCCGGCAATGCAATGGATGTGCAGGCGCAGAATGAAGTAACGCAAAACGTTACGATGTCCACACTGAAAGGCGTGGATATGGACTTCAGTCGTGTTGATCTGCTGCTAAAAACAGATGATCCTAAGCAGGTCGCCGCATTCAGCAAGCGATATATTGAACCGGCAATGTCTACGCTGATCAGCAATATCGAATATGAAGCGATGGCGTATTACACCAAAAGGACTTACAACCTTGCTGGTACTGCTGGATCTGCTATCAATAGCCTGACTACGCCGAATCTTGCTCGTGCCAAGCTAAATCAGAACCTTGCACCAAAAGGTAAAGATGGCCGTGCAATCCAAATGGATTCTATGACCATGGCATCACTGGTCGGTGGCGCTGCTGCTTATTTTAATCCGCAAAAGGACATTAGCGAACAGTATCGGGAAGGATTGGTTGCACGGACTTCAATGGCTGATTACTACGAGAATGAGCGTGTCTGGACAATGACAAATTCCGGTGATGTGGGTGGCGAGATCAATTTTGGTACGCTAACCAGTGGCATCACTTCACTGACTGTTGACGGTTTCACGGTCGCACCAAATGAAGGGCAAGTTTTCACAGTTGAAGGTGTTTACGATATACATCCTGAAACAAAAGCCGCTTATTCTCACCTGAAACAATTTGTTGTCACCGCAGGCGCTACCAGCACCAATCTGACGTTTTCTCCAGCAATGATCTATAGCACAACAGACCCACGTCAAAACTGCGCAGGTATACCGATTGACGGTGCTGATATTACATTTGTTGGTGCTGTCGGTGCCAGTTATGTGCAACCACTCATGTACCACAAAGAAGCATTCCAGTTCGTTACTGCTGATCTGCCAACATTCCCTAATACCACGATGTCACAAAAATCCCTTGATGGGCTTTCATTGTGCGTCTGGATGGATGCTGATATTCGCAACAACAATTTGTTATGCCGGATTGATATTTTATACGGCTTTGCTGCACTGCGTCCTGAGTGGGCATGCAGGATGGCGGGCGTAGCAAACTAATTAAATCAAGGAGTTAGACAAAATGGCAACACCAGATAATTTAGAAAGGATCGGTAACGGCAACCCTGATGGTTCAATCGTGCGCGGTCAACATCGCCTGGTCATTAGTGGCGCAGGCGCCGCACGTACATTACAGGCCGATGAATCAGGCGCATTGGTATTGCTGGACAAAGCCGACGGCATGACAATTACACTGCCAACGCCAGCGGAAGGGATGCAATTCGAGTTTTTCTCTACTGTTTCAGTGGCGGGTGGAACGATCAAGATTGTGACGGCTAATCCAGCAACGCAATTCCTGATAGGTGAGATCCTTGCTTATACAACCGCAACTGCTTCACCAGGTGGATTCGCGGCCAATGGCACGACCATTGTCTCAGTAGCAATTCAGACTGGTGGCACTTTCGGTGGGTTGATTGGTACGAGACTGCTGTTTACGGCATTGGGCACTACCCAATGGGCGGTTAATGGTCAGACGGTGGGTTCCGGCACATTGGTTTCACCGTTCGCTACAACGTAATAAACACAGGGGCAGAGATGCCCCTTCTAACAGAGAGTTAAATTATGCCAATCAAAATTTATCACCCTGATCATGGTTTTGTTCTGACAAATGACAATGCCGAGATTGCCGGTCTACTAGCTAAAGGCGGGAAAGTTATTGTGAAGAACAAAGAAGCCGAGATAACGACACCTCCAAAGCATGAGGAAGCCGAACCAAAGGCCAAGAAAGAGACTGATTCAAAAGATTCGCACAAATGGTCAAGTAAAAATTAAAAATGCCAATCTCAAATTATGCAGAATTACAGGCTAAGGTCGCAGCATGGAATCATAGAGATCTTGATGAGATTCATGATTTTATAACTTTAGCTGAAGAACGTATTAATTCTGATTTAGCGGCGAGATTATCTGAGGTTGAAACGCAACTGATAGCAACGCCTGGTAGCAGATTTATTCCACTGCCGCCGGGTTATATAAGTAATCGCGGCTTATGGATGACAACGTATGGCAGCAGAATCGAAGTTCTTTATGTCATTCCTGAAATGCTGCCTGTTACTGATTCAATCGGACAGCCACGGTATTACACGATAGACGGCGCAAACATAGCCTTTGAATACCCATGTGACCAGATACATACGTATGACTTCAGATACAAGAAAGGCTTTGATATTGCGGCAACTCTGACTAATGACATTCTTACAAGATTCCCTGGTGTTTATTTATTCGGGGCATTAATGGAAGCGGCTCTATATGCTAGAGATTATGACATTTTAGATAAATGGTCAGCTAGATATTATGTTGCTTTGAGTGGCGCGCAAAACTCTGAATTTGAGAACAAGACACAAGCTTTTCTGCCAGTTGACAGCACTCTATCACAAGGCAGGCAATCAAACATTATCGCGGGGGATTTTTAGATGGCTTTAGAAACAGGCACATATATTAGTGATTTAAATGTTGCTAATCCAACAAGCGCAGATCCCAAGTCTGAGGGTGATGATCATCTGAGGCTTTTAAAATCTTCAATCAAGAATACTTTTCCTAATGTTAATGGCGCGGTTACTACATCGCCAGCAGAATTAAACATTCTGGATGGAGCAACGCTTCC